GTGCTATAATATTTAATATAGTAAAGTAAAGAAAAACAAGGATCGCCCTTAAGTATCCTTAAGTAAGCTTTAAGTATTTTATTAATTTTAAAATTAAAGAATATAGTAAAGTTTACTTAAGTATCCTTAAGTACATAAGGGGAAATACCTTGAGTGAAGTAAAAGTAGAGTCAGCCCCATCCGCGAAGCGGAAAGGCCGCCCTAGGAAGTCAGATGTTGTGTCAAGAAAGAAAGGCACTACTGGTTTGTCTAGGGGTAGGCCGAAGGGTGATGCGGCAATCATCAACGAGTACAAAAGTCGGATGTTGACATCCCCTAAGTCTCGTAAGGTGTTAGAGTCAATCTTTGATGCGGCCCTAAACGATGATCATAAAAACCAAGCCGCGGCATGGAAGTTAGTGATGGATCGAATCCTCCCTACTGCTGTCTTTGAAAAGGATGTAGTCAAAGGAGCAGGTAGGTCAGCCATACAGATCAATATTACAGGCGTTGGCGGTGAGACTACCGTGGTGTCGGGTGATAATGATATAGAAGGAGAGTATATAGATGGCTAAGTATTTTTCCAGAGAAGAGTTTGCCTGTCAGTACACAGGTGAGAATAAAATTAAGGATGAGTTCATTGAACGATTGGATGAACTGAGGGAAGCTTGCGGTTTCCCTTTTGTAATCACTAGCGGTTATCGCTCCCCTTCACACCCTATAGAGGCTAAGAAAAAAGTTGCAGGACAGCATTCACAAGGCCATGCGGCAGACATTAAAGTTACGGACGCTATACAAAGATTTAAAATTGTGGAACAAGCCATTTCGCTTGGATTCACAGGAATCGGAGTTGCTAGTAGCTTTGTGCATGTTGACACCCGTGATTTATACGATGATGGTCTTAGCCCAGTAATGTGGACTTATTAATATGGCTAAATTTTCATGTGGTCTTCATCCAACAGCCAACACGGAAACAACCGTATTAACGGTTCCTTCAAAGCATATAGCTATTGTTTCACTGGTTTACTTATCGAACCATACAGGAAACAATAAAACGTGTGATCTATATTGGGAACACGCACATAACACCGCTCACGATATTTATCTTGTTGACGGTAAGTCTTTCTCAACTACAGAAATATTGAGCTTAGATCAGATTGAAATAGTTATGCAGGAGAATGATAAAATTAAAGTAAAAACTGAAGCAGGTAGTGACTTTTCAGTAATAATTACTTTTGATTTACAGTTGGCTCCCGCTACGACTTTTAATTTTAATGACTGAGCTTAATGTATCGCTACTACCGTGGCAACAAAAAGTCTTTAATGATAACACTAGATTTAAAGTAATAGCCGCAGGTAGACGTACAGGTAAAAGTAGATTAGCCGCTTGGATGCTAATCATTAGAGCCTTACAAGCCGAACGTGGACATGTGTTCTACGTTGCCCCTACACAGGGACAGGCTAGGGACATTATGTGGCAAGTCTTGCTAGAGATAGGTCATCCTGTCATAGCCTCTAGCCATGTAAACAATCTACAAATGAAGTTAGTCAACGGTGCAACCATAGCCCTTAAAGGGGCCGATAGACCAGAGACAATGAGGGGTGTCAGCCTCAAGTTCCTAGTAATGGATGAGTACGCTGACATGAAGCCTGAGGTATGGGAGCAGATACTGAGACCTGCCTTGGCTGACCAAAAGGGTGATGCGTTATTCATTGGTACGCCAATGGGCCGTAATCACTTCTACGACTTATATACATACGCTTGTGTTGCGGATGATCCTACCTTTGTAGGTTATCACTTTACAAGCTACGATAACCCATTGCTAGACCCTGAGGAAATAGAAGCGGCTAAGAAATCCATGTCGGCCTTTTCCTTTCGTCAGGAGTTCATGGCATCCTTTGAGGCCCAAGGTAGTGAATTATTCAAAGAAGAGTTTATTAAATTTTCTGAGGAAGAGCCTGAACAAGGTCAGTTTTACATTGCGGTTGACTTGGCGGGTTTTGCGGATGTCGCTAAAGTTACAACGAAGACAAAAAGACTTGACCAAACGGCTATCTCGATTGTTAAAGCAAACGAAGAAGGTTGGTGGGTCGCTAATATTGTACATGGGCGTTGGGGCGTCCAAGAGACTGCCCGAAGAATCTTCCAAGCAGTCAGAGACTACCAACCAGTAGCCGTGGGTATAGAGAAGGGAGCATTGAAGAACGCTGTCCTTCCGTACTTAAGTGACTACATGAAGAAGAATCAACGCTTCTTTAGGGTGGATGAGCTTACCCACGGCAATAAAAAGAAAACCGACAGGATTGTTTGGGCTTTACAAGGCAGGTTTGAACATGGTACAATTTCCTTAAACAAAGGAGAATGGAACAGTCAGTTCCTTGATGAGTTATTTCAGTTTCCCAACCAATTAGTTCACGATGATTTAATTGATTCCTTAGCTTATATAGACCAATTAGCCAACATAGCATACACATCGGACTTTGAGGAAGAAGAATATCAACTATTAGACGCATACGCAGGGTATTAATATGTTTAATGAAAAAGAAGAAGATCAATTTTCAATAGAGCAAACATTGGAAGGATGGGTCGTTAATAAGTGTCAAGGATGGCGTGATCATTTTGAGACTAACTATTCACAGAAGTTTGACGAGTACTATCGCTTATGGAGAGGCCAGTGGTCTTCCTCAGATAGAACTAGAGAATCAGAACGTTCTCGTATTGTCAGTCCTGCTTTACAACAAGCAGTAGAGTCCTCAGTAGCTGAATTAGAGGAAGCAACCTTTGGTCGAGGCCGTTGGTTTGACATTGAGGACGATGTAAACGACACAGAGAAGAGAGACATTGCGTTACTACGTGAGACTTTATTTAAAGACTTTAAAAAGAATAAAGTACGTAAAGGTGTCGCTGAGTGTTTACTGAATGCCGCTGTGTTTGGAACAGGCATTGCAGAGATTGTACTTGAGGAAGAAAAAGAGATGGCCCCTGCTACTCAACCTGTTATGGGTGGTGAGCTAACAGCCGTCGGTGTAAACATAACGGAAAAAACCTGCGTTAAACTACGTCCTGTTATGCCACAGAACTTCCTTATTGATCCGTTAGCTACTTCCGTAGAGGAAGCAATGGGTTGTGCTGTTGATGAGTTTGTTTCCATGCACTTAGTGGAGCAACTACAAGAGCAAGGCGTTTATAGGAATGTTGATATAGCTACAGCCTCTCCTGATTTTAATATAGAGCCAGATCAAGACTTAGTATCTACTGATGATAATAAAATACGTCTAACTAAATACTACGGCCTTGTCCCTCGATACCTGTTGGAGATTGCTCAAAAAGAGTCCGATGCTGAAGAAATAGCTCAATTAAGTAATGATGATGAAGAAAGCCAGAGCTACTACGTGGAAGCTATTGTTGTTATTGGTAATGACGGTATCTTGCTAAAAGCAGAGGTTAATCCTTACATGATGGGAGATCGACCTATTATAGCATTCCCTTGGGATGTCGTTCCTAGCCGTTTCTGGGGCAGAGGGGTATGTGAGAAAGGGTATAACTCTCAAAAGGCGTTAGACGCTGAAATACGAGCTAGAATTGATGCCCTTGCCCTTACGATACACCCTATGTTGGCAATGGACGCTACACGTATGCCTAGAGGCGCTAGACCTGAAGTACGTGCAGGTAAGGTTATATTAACTAATGGTGCGCCTAATGAAGTCATACAGCCATTTAACTTTGGTAATGTAAGTCAGATTAGTTTTGCACAGGCTGATGCTTTACAACGCATGGTACAGACAGCTACAGGCGCTGTAGATTCAGCAGGTATTGCAGGATCAATCAACGGTGACTCTACTGCCGCAGGTATTTCCATGAGCTTAGGTGCTATCATTAAGCGCCACAAGAGAACTTTAATAAACTTCCAAGAAGCATTCCTGATTCCCTTTGTAACTAAAGCCGCACACAGATATATGCAGTTTAATCCTGAATCATATCCTGTTGCTGACTACAAGTTCCACACATCAAGCTCACTGGGTATTATTGCTCGTGAGTACGAAGTCACACAGCTTGTACAGTTGTTACAAACTATGTCGCCTGAAACTCCAATGTACTCACAGCTTATCATGTCCATCATTGATAATATGAACGTAGGTAATCGTGAGGAACTTATAGCGGCCCTTGAAAAAGCTAATCAACCTGACCCTGAAGCACAACAAGCACAACAAGCGGCTCAGGAATCACAGTTGGCATTCCAAGCGTCACAGACTGCGGCACTGCAAGGACAGGCTATTGAGTCACAAGCACGAGCGCAGAAGCTTTCTACTGAGGCTCAAGCTATTCCTCAAGAGTTGGAGATTGACAAGATCAAAGCTGTCACTACTAACATACGGGAAGGCAATGACGATGACCGTGAGTTTGAACGTAGGCTTAAAGTTTCCGATCAGTTATTAAAGGAAAGAGCAGTAGCTATTAAAGAGAGGGCCAACTAATGGCTAAAGACCCTAGACTGGCTAGAGTAGGTGTTAGTGGTTACAACAAACCTAAACGAACTCCTAATCATGCTACCAAAAGCCATGTAGTGGTAGCTAAGGAAGGAGACAAAGTAAAGACTATTCGCTATGGACAGCAAGGTGTTTCAGGTGCAGGTAAGAATCCAAAGACTGCATCGGAAAAAGCAAGACGTAAATCATTCAAGGCTCGACACGCTAAAAATATTGCTAAAGGCAAAATGTCTGCGGCATACTGGGCTAATAAATCTAAATGGTAAATTAAGGAGACTACAATGCCACAAGGTAAAGGTACATACGGTAGTAAAGTTGGACGACCACCCGCAAAAAAGAAAGCTACATCTGAGGGAGGTGCTAAAAAGAAAGCTCCGCCTAAGACTGGAGCCGCTAAAAACATGACCGATGCTCAACTAGCCGCTATAGGTCGTGCTTATTTCAAGAAAACTGGGCAAACTATAGTCAAGCCCTTACCTGCTAAGAAGAAAACTGGGCCAAATATAGTGAAGAACTTACCTGCTAAGACAGGCGCAAAAAGAACATACCGTAAAATGAAAAACTAGTTGAAAAGGCAAAATAACTATGACTACTGTTAAGAAAAAACCTGCGGATAAGAAGAAACCTGCGGCTAAACGCGCACGGTCTATGCCCTTAACTGGCCCACAAGCTAAGGCGGCTATACAGACTCTTAGAAACGATGCAGGGGCAAAAACTTACCGAAAGAAACAAGCGGCTAAAAAGAAAAAATAACTCTTGACATTCTCTTAAAAATATGCTATAATATAACTATACTATGTATTTAGTATTTTTAATTTAAACTGTCCTAAAGGAGAAACAGTTTATGAATGACCAAGAACTTGAAAAATTCTATCGTGCTTATGAGGAAATGTTTAGAACTGAAGGTTGGAAAAACCTGATGGAAGACATCACTCAAAACGCATTGCAGATTAATTCAATAGAAGCCTGTAAAGATGATAAAGACCTTTATTTTCGTAAAGGACAACTTTCAATGGCGGCTAACCTATTGAATCTTAAAGCGCAAATTGAAACAGCCAAAGAACAGGCCGAAGAAGATCAATTTCCATTAGACAATGAAGAGTAATCTAAAGTGTTTATAATTATTGATTTTCGATGTGACAACGGACATACTACTGAAAAGTTTATAGATTCTAAAACTACTGAAATAGAATGTCCAGAATGTTCACTAATGGCTAGTAGAATAATCTCTCCAGTTCGTAGTCTTTTAGACCCTATTTCAGGTGACTTTGCAGGTGCAACCATGAAGTGGGCGAGAGACCGCGAAAGGAAGATTAAAAAAGAGCGTAAGGAAAACTCCTAACCGAACCCTTACATATAATACACCTCCATAATGAGATAACTCACGGAGTTTAATAATGGCAAGACTACTTGAAGAGCGTCAACCTTTAGACGATACAACTGAAACAGATACGATAACCGACATCACAGAACAAGAGCCTCCAGTAGAGCAACCTCTTGTAGATGAGCAACCCACAGAAGAACTTCCTGATAAGTATCAAGGTAAGAGTACAGCGGACATTGTGCGTATGCACCAAGAAGCTGAGAAACTCTTAGGTAAACAAAGTTCTGAAGTAGGTGAATTACGTAAAGTTGTTGATGACTATATACAGACACAACTCTCGAACCCAGAAGCACCGCAACAAAACTCTGAAGACGAAGTAGATTTTTTCTCTGATCCCGACAAGGCAGTCGAAAGAGCTATTAGCAATCATCCTAAGATTAAAGAAGCAGAACAAGTGTCTGCTCAATACAAACAAAATGCGGCTATGACCGAATTGCAAAGTAGACATCCTGATATGAAGGATATTTTACAAGACGGTAAATTCGTAGATTGGATTAAAGGATCAAAGATTCGCACACAGCTTTTTGCACAAGCAGATCAGCAGTATGATTACGAGGCCGCGGATGAACTTTTCAGTAACTGGAAGGAACGTCAGCAGGTAGTAGGACAAACTGCCGCTAATGAGAAGCAACAACGCAAAGACACTATTAAGGCCGCATCCACAGGTAATGTTAGAGGAAGCGGAGAGCAGTCGGCAAAGAAAATCTACAGGCGTTCAGACATTATTAAACTTATGAAGGACGATCCTGAACGATACATGTCATTATCCGATGAGATTATGCAAGCGTATCAAGAAGGGAGAGTTCGACACTAATTAATCTTATTATAGGACTTTATCATGGCTACATCAACTTATCCCGCCACAGGCGGTTTTGTAGGAAAAAGCGACACAGCTACTTTTATCCCCGATATTTGGAGTGACGAAGTTGTTGCCGCATATCAGAAAAGCTTAGTTTTAGCAAACCTTGTTAAAAAAATGACCATGACTGGCAAGAAAGGAGATGTTCTACACATCCCTAAGCCTACTCGTGGAACTGCTAACGCTAAAGCTGAGAACACTGCAGTAACTGTACAGAACGCTACTGAGTCTGAAGTACAGGTAACAATCAACAGCCACTTTGAGTACTCTCGTCTTATTGAAGACATCGTAGAAGTACAAGGTCTAGCTTCTCTACGTCAGTTCTACACTGGTGACGCAGGTTATGCTTTGGCTAAGCAGGTTGACGATGATTTGTTCCAGTTGGGCAAGTATTTCGGTGACGACAACGGTTCTGGTTCTGATTGGATTCACAGCAATAGCTACAACTTCTCAGGTTCTTCCGGTATCGAAGCTTATGCCGCTGATGCTGTTGCCGCAGGTGACGTATTCAACGACGCAGGTTTCCGT